TGAGTAGTTGCTGTAGACTTAGAAATTCACTTAAAGATTTTGATATTGAACATAATCATACTACCCATCAATTTTCTATGGGAACAGCTTCGGTTGCAACTGGGTCTAAATCAGTAATAACTATAAATTTAAATCAAATAATTCAAGATACAGTTGAAGAAAAAATAAAAGGTTTTGATACAGAATTTGAAATTAAAGGCATGAGGCTTGCCGAATATTATTATAAAAATAACACTAAAGAATTAGATATAACCATTAGTAATAGTATATCCGATATAACGGAAAGAGTACAAAAATATCAAAATTCTTTTAATGATATAATTAAAGATTTTTATAAGGCGGATATGTTAAATATATACAGCGCTGGGTTTATTGATATGAAAAGGCAATATTTAACAATAGGGGTTAATGGATTAACAGATGCTGCTGAATATCTTGGAATTGATGTAACAAATAACCCTATTTACAATAATTTTGTAAATAATATTTTAGAAACTATTAATAAGTGTAATGCAAAGGCAAAAACAAGGGAATTAATGTATAATACAGAATTTGTTCCAGCCGAAAATTTATCTATAAAAAATTATAATTGGAATAAAAAGGATGGTTATTATGTATCACCAAAACACGATATGTATAGCTCGTATTTTTTTAATCCAGAAGATAAATCTTTAACTATTATAGATAAGATGAAAATGCACGGAAAAGATTTTGTTAAGTATTTAGATGGTGGTTCTGCCTGTCATTTGAATATACAGGAACACATGTCAAAGGATCAATATAGACAATTATTGAGAATTGCAGTTCAAAATGGGACTAATTATTTTACATTTAATTGTCGAAATACGGTATGTAACGATTGTGGATATATTAGTAAAGATACGTTAGATGCATGCCCTAAATGTGGAAGTAAAAATCTGGATTATCTTACCAGAATTATTGGATATTTAAAAAGAGTATCAAGTTTTAGTGAACCAAGACAGAATGAAGAGCATATTAGAGCTTATAACGAGATAAAAAATGATTAAATATAATAATTTCGATGTGGTATTTAGTGAAATTCCAGACAAGGTATCATTAGCAATTAATATAACAAATTGTCAGTATAAATGTATGGGGTGTCACTCACCAGAATTAAGAGAAGATATTGGTATTGAATTAACAACCGATGAAATTGATAATATGCTCTTAAAAAATTCGGGTGTTAATTGTGTAGTATTTATGGGTGAGGGAAATGATAGTAAAGCACTACGAAATATAGCGTTATATACGAAGAATAAACATAAAATAGAAGTTGCTATTTATAGTGGAAGTGATTTTATAAGATGGGAATTCGAGGATGTTTTTGATTATATTAAAATAGGTCATTATGATGAAGTCCTTGGTGACCTGAGAATGAAAACGACAAACCAAAAACTTTTTCACTTCACAGATGGTAAGATAATTGATATTACCTATAAATATTGGAAAGATCAACAATAGATTTTTGGTTGGATTTCTTGTTTTTACGGTTATAAACAAGACTTCCGACCATTTTTTAAAAAATTATATGGGAATATTATTTGCTTAATATTCAATTTTAAAAAGGTGAAATTAAAAAATAAATTTAGTTGGAACTATAATGGCTAACGATGGAGTAAAAACATTTATGGTAAGCGAAGAAGAAATGAATAAAAGAGGGTTAAAAAAAGAAGATTAAAATAAATTTTTAAATTAACTTGTTTTTGTTAAATAATAAATGTATATTTGTTTAAAATTAAATTATAAATATGAAAGAAACAATCGAAATAGAAGTCCCAAGTGGTAAGAAAGTAAAGGTAACACCAATGGAAAGTGGAACGTTGTTTGCATTCGAAGAAAAAACGAATTCAGAATTAATACAAGAGAGTATAGAATATGTTCATAATGAAATATTTAAATTAATGGGAGTACCAAAAATATATTTTGGGAATGTTGATTTAGATAAACTAAAATGTAACGATTATAAATATATAATATTTATGATTGAAAAATATTTTACAATCTACGATAATAAAATTGGGGAATATATTCCTTTCAAATTAATGGATCATCAAAAACTGATTTTAAAATCATTCGTTGAAAATAATGGTACAATTATAAAATCATATCGCCAAGGAGGTAATACAGTTCTTAAGGAAGCCTTTTTAGCTTGCCAGATGATATTAAATGGGAATACTAATATATTATTATTATCAAGTAGATTGGAACTTAGTTCCGAGTTTATTGATCACGTTAGAAAATTTATTGGACAATGGTCAAAGGCAGCCAATAAAACAATATTTTATCATGATATCGATGATAAAGATTGGGTTGTAAGAAATGAAAAAGAAATAAAATTATTATCTGGTGCAAATATCAAGGTAATTAATCCAAGAGCTGAACGATTAAATATACCTAAATCGGAGTTAGATAAGGTTACTCATGTAATATATGATAACGCTGCATTTATTGATTTTAATGATAATTTACTTTATGAGTTGGGTGAAAGACTACCAAAAAATATTAAAACAATAATTACATCAACAGACCAAAAAACTAATAATTGGTTTAAAACTAAATGGAATAAAATATATAAACTTAATAATAATATAAATGGTAATTATGATTGTGGTGAATTTAATAAAATAGAACTCGAATGGTTTAATGATCCACGTTTTAATAAAGATTTGAAATGGGTTAAGGTTCAACAAAACGTTATTGAAAATGGAGTTGAAAAAGTAAAACAAGCTTATTTACCAACAAATGAATGGTATGTTGGAATGTGTAGATGTTTTAGTAATAATAAAGCGAGAATTGAACAGGAAGTTGGTATTGGTTTTAACCCAAATGAAAATCCAATTGAAATTGAAAAAGAAGATATCAGAGAACAAATTTTAGAATTAAACAATAGATTACAAAATTTAAAAAAGTATGAGTGAATCAGGTAGATATTATATTACAGATATTGAAACAGGCAGAAAATTTTGCGTTGAACCAATAGGTGATAACCATGAAAAATGGGGAGATTTAGATCCAGTAACCAAGAAAATGTCTGGAAGTTATGGAGAAAAATATCAGGGAAGCATTACTAAAAATGAATCTTTGATAACAGAAGAAAATGGATTTAAGAATATTACTATCTTAGAAGCTGGAGTATCGCCACAAAGTTATATAGATAATTTAATTAAAAATAGTAAATCATGAGTATAATTCTAAACGAATACGATGAAGAAAATAGACTTGATAGAACTTGGTTTGACAGCTCTAATGTTTTATTCTCTATTTGCGATGATAAAGTAGATGCACTTAAAGAAGTTACTGTTTGCTTCTCAGACGGGCGAACTTACTCATACTCAGAGGTTAAGGTGAACGACTACCTCATGTTTAGAAATTCTTTAAGTCAAGGAAAGGACTTATTTAAATATATCGCGGTTAAAGATAATGGTATTCCAAGATATAAAACTACTAAATTGGAAAACACCGATTTAAAACAGTTGGAAAACCAAAAACAATTGATTCTGGAATCACGCGCTGAAAAATTAAAAGAATTTAATAAAACACTGGTTGAATCATCTGTTGTTTTAGAACCAGAATTTGCGAAACACATTAAAGATAATATTGAAGATTTATTAATGAAATAATGGAAGAAAAAGATTTTTTTGAAACTGGGGATTTAACGTTAGGAGATTTAAAGAAATGGGTAAATATGATACCAGAAAAATATTTGAAATACAATGTGGTGTGTTGCCGAGAATCTGAATTAACAGAAGAAACTAACATTAGAGAAGATATGCCTGTTATTGGACTTGCTATTGATATAGAAACAAACGAAGTGTTAATTAAAATAGATTAAAATGGAAAAATTTATATTTTGTTGTTCGAAATGTGGAAAACCAATTGAAAATGAAGATTTATGTTTTAAATCTCGTGAAATTGGTATAAGTGAAAGTAGATATGTTTGTAAAAAATGTTTAAAAAAAACCATATAAGAATTTAAAATATGATAAATAATAAACAGTTTGATTATTTTTCAGTATTAGTAATTGGGGAAAAACCAGAAGAACAGATTTCGAAATATGATGAGATGTCTGACTCCAAAGAACCATATATTTTATATCAGTACAAGGATAGAAGTAAATTTCGTAAATTACAAATTGAAATATATAAAGGGTATTTAAAATCAACCAAAGATTTACAATCCAGAAATTTGTTGATTGATAAAATTAATAATTTAAAAGGTATTTCTGATGAAATTTACTATCTTCAGTTAGGCGAATATCATCAATTTGATAATGAAAAAAATATTATTACAACTGATAATCCAGATGGAAAATGGTTAACCTGTGAAGTTGGTGGAAGGATGTATTCTGAAAAACTAATTGGGATTAATGGTAAAGGAATTACCTCAGGTAAAAAAAGTGAAATTAATTGGCCCGAAATACATTTGAAACCAGAATTATTGGGAAAATATAAACGTACTTGGGAATTATGTGTGGATAAAATTCCAGAATCAACAACAATTGATAGAATAATAATTAATAATATGAAGGATATTGTTGGTTACTTTGAAAATTTTAAAGATAAAGAACAATACATCAAATATAATTCTTCATTTTTTACGAATGCCATTATTATCAATGGAAAATGGTATGACATGGAAGATGTTGATTATTCTGAATGGGTTATTAATTATTTTGAGAGATTTATTTTCAAATTAAAAGATAATGAATTAATAACTATTTTTGAATGCACTAAATAATATTGATAGTTTTTAATTTTAAAAAGGTGGAGACATGATTGTTTCTACCTTTTTTATTTTTAAAATTTAAACACAAAAAAAATTTTCCATACTATTTATAGGGAACAACATGTAAACATATGGCTTTAAACAGAAAATATTTAGGAATTAGGTTTCCATTTACGGCTCAAGACCCAGAAGGGTTTTTTGTTGATATGGAATATAACCCATATAAAGAAATTAAATCCGATTTAATGCATTTAATTTTTACGCCAAAAGGCCAAAGACTTAGAATGCCAACATTTGGAACTAATTTGATTCGATATATTTTTGAGCCGAATGATGATAAATCATATACGGATATTAAGGTTGAATTACAAGAATCTATTAAAAAATTTATACCTAACGTTAAAATAATAAGTTTAATAGTTACTAAAAATACTAATGAGAACTATACTGCTAACGTAGAAATAAAATACGATATAGATGAAGGAAGTTTTATAACCTCAGATTCAATAACAACATCAATTTAATAATATAAATGGAAAAATCAATTAATTACAATTCAAGAAATTTTGATGATTATAGAG